CCCCGAACTGATGGGGGACATCCTCCAGGAGGCATTGAGGCGGATGGATAAAGCCGTCTCGCGCTTCCTAGCATCGGAGGCTGCACAAGCTGCCTTTGCGAAGGCGGTCTATTACGATCTGCCCGTGGCCAAGAATCTTGAAAAAAGTAGTTGACATCTTCAAGAAAAAGCGTATTAGTCCATCAAGCACCAAGAATGGTGCGAACCCCACAACCAACCGTCCAGCCCCAGGACGTTAAAGTCGGGAAGAAAAATATGAACCTGAAAAAGTATATCCTCGAAACCTTAATCTCAAATGAAGCCGAGCTGGGTAACCGTCATCTCGAGTTCGCAGCCAAGATCGGCATCCTTCCTGATCTCCTAAAGGAAACAACCCTGGCCGAGGAAGATGGCTTCCGCTGGCTTGGCATTTGGGTAGCGTATAAGGACGCTGGTCATGAGTGCCCCAAATACTCCCATACTTACGACGACGACTACACCACGGAGTGGGGCACCACGTGGGGTTATGACACCATTGAAGCGTTCGGTGTCAGTCACACCCAATTTTGGGTCGCCTGGTATGGCGGCTCCAACCCCGGCTGGAACGGGGTCTCTTGGAATGACTGGGTGGTTGAGGAGGATTCTGAAGGGTCCGAGCGGAATTACTGCCTTCAGGCAATGGTGGATGTGTTCGACATCAAGCCCAAAGGACAACCCGCCGAGCCGGATATCTCGGAATGCGTTCGGGACAAAAAACCCACCATGACGGTCTACGTCCTCAGCGAGGACGGGGAGTTGGAAGAAGTCGAGATCTACCGCTTCTCACATCCCAAAGAAGCTCTCCGCGACGAAAACGGCAACATCACCTACTTTCCGGAAGAATCTCCGTTCCCCCACTATTATTCGGATAAGTCGGGGGACGAACAATATGACTCTTGGAAGGATATGATTGAGGCGCTGGAAGACGGCGAGAATGTCTGTGGCGTGTTCGAGGACGAGTCCGAGGCCGAGGTGGCCCAACTCCGCCTCTTGGCGGAGATGGCGGTCGGCGCGCATGGCGAGCCGTCGGTCTTCGACCTCTACGTCCCAGAGGACCAAGACGAAGCCCCCTACCTGATCCCCCAGGGCGGGGAGGACGTCGAGGATGACCGCTACCACCTCGACGCTGAACAGTGGCGTCGTGTCATCGAGCATGGATGGGTCGCCATTGCTGGCGACGTGGAGGATGCTTGGGGCAAACGGGCAGCACTCGCCGCCCTCAAGGAGCGGCGCGATCAGGCCAAGGCGATCTTGGCCACCCGCCCGCATACGGTGTGGGTCAGCTTGGCCAGTAGCTACGCCGCAGGCAATTGCCGCCAAGGGACCGATGCCTTCCTCCGCAAGCACGGCATCGACCCCGAAAAAGTCGGGGCAATCCGCGCCGACGCCCTACTGGAAATGGACCCCACCAACCCCTTCCTTCAGAAGGCTTGCGAGCTGGCCGCCCTGGGGGTGCGTTGATGACTAAACATCTCTACCGTCTGGCCCATTTGCTCCAGGAGAGTCTGCGCCAAGGCGCAGGCTCTCCGCCTGCCAAGGAATGGGTCCGAAATGTCCCCCGAATGCATCTCGACGCATGGGCCACCTTATTGAAATGGCACGAGTGCGGCGAACCCATCACCCGCATCACCGACGAGCAGGAAGCGGCACTCCTCGAAGGTCTGCCGCCCGATCTCGACCTAGCCCGTGCCCCCTTATCCCATTCCGCTCTCGCCATCCAAATGCCGGAGCGGAAATACTGGTTTGTGATTGCTCGGCATGAAGCCCAGGACCCCATCTTCGTCACTCAAGATCAAATGTGGGCATACCCAGCCCCCATGATTACCTATGTCTCAAATTGCCACGACGGTGGTCTCATGTCGGGGTATATCAATTTACGGGATCAGCCCACTCCTTCTCATTTGCAACTCGTCCCTGGATTCGCGCTAAGCCCCGATGGCACTTGCCATCCACTTGCGGAGGCCGAAATTGCCGAGGATGACTACCGCCTCGCCTTGGCCCTCTCCGCACTCTACCGAGGAACCTTCCCGTGACCAAAAAACTTGAAAAAAGTAGTTGACAAAAGCAGGAAAGACGTAGTGTGGTCTCAAGCTCAATAGAGCAAAATTCAACCAAGGAGAAAAAATGAAAAGAGCCATCTGGTTCTCCCGGCACCAGCCAAGCCGGGAGCAAATCGGCAGCGGGGAAAAGAAATTCGAGCAGGCAATTATGGCGAGAAATATGGCGAGAAATAACTCTGTTATGGTTGTGTTGCCATAACATAGCCAAAAAACCAAAACTAATGACACTTGAGGCATTTGAATGAAAACTAAAAAAAACACCTGGGGCGGTGCCCGCCCAGGAGCCGGACGCCCGAAGGGGCGGCGAGTTGTAACCCGAAGCATAAGTCTCCCGCCTGAGATGTGGGCGGAGATTGATGTCTTTCGGGGGCCACTTTCTCGGTCTAGGTGGTTCCGATGGGTATTAGAAGAGCGTAAAATTGCGCCTTGGATTTAATGAAGGCGCGATATTTGGAAACGCGCTTTTGTAATGAGGTAATTAAATGAACACAGACGCTATTCTTGAATGGGTGGAGATTCTGCCCGGCTGCAATCCCGATGGAACCCCCGTGAATGTAGTTGTCACAATGCGGGCTTCTGCAAAAGATTGCATTGCCATGCAGCGGTATGAAGCAAAACAATGCGGCGCACGCATAGACAGAGAGGACAAGGAATACTTGTCAGAGTTTATGCCCATCAAATGGGCTAGCGTGGCAATTCCCAATTCCATGAGTCAACAGGAGGCGCGCAAAGACAACAATGAGGAGGACGAATGACACTTGATCAGTTGCTCCAGGCAATCCAAGCCCGCGAAGTGGGCGGCAAAATTGTTTATTATGATGAGCGATCGGATCGTTATTTCACTTGTGGCTGGCCGGAGATTTACCGCTTGTGCCATCAGGTGGAACACGTGATTCGGATTTGGCATGCGGAAGCCCAGTCGTATCTCTGCGACGAAAACGGAAATGAGATAATCGACTAAGTATCCCGCGACTAAAGCCGTGGATTCCCTCGCGCATTTATCATGAAAGCTCAAAAAAACACCTGGGGCGGCCCCCGCCCAGGAGCCGGGCGTCCAAAGGGGTCCGGCAAGGGGCGAAAGGTTGTAACCCGCAGCATCAATCTCCCACCTGAGACGTGGGCGGAAATAGACCGCCTGCGCGGGCCGCTTTCGCGGTCTAAGTGGATAAAAAAGCTAATTAAGCTAGGTGGCCTTCTGGCCGAGGAACACGCCCGACTCCAAGGCGTGCAACCCGTCATCGACTTTTCTGCCTTATTTGGAGCAGGCAAAGGCGAGGACTGGGAGGGCTTTGATGAGGCGTTAAAGCAATGGCGCCAAGGGAACGCGGATAAACGCCGTTCCGCATTAGATGATGTTTCCAAGAAAGCTCACGATTTGGAATTGTATTAACTATGACCTGAACACCGAAAAACTAACATGAAACACAACTTTTCAGAAGAAGAAAAAGAATGCTTGAGGCACGCCTTAATGCACCTCGAACACAACAAAATTTTGGAAAACCTCGGTTACAAGTATTGGTATTCTGGCAATCGCAGGGAATTTATTGCGCGTCATAAAAAAGCACTGGCCGTGCTGCGGGGATTCCTTGGACAGGCGGAGGACAGCGCCATGAACGCACAACAAAAATCATTTGCAGAGCAATTTAAACAACTCGTCGAAAAATACGGAGACGTCGAGGATTTTTTTGTTTACAACGAAAATCGTATTGGCTGTCGCTACGCCAACCTGGTTTTGCACAGGGAAGAGGACGGCTGGCACTGCGGCAAGCTTCCTGAGGCATATCCAACCCCAGCCGAATGTTACGGTCGCTTGTGGGAGGGGGTAGCATGACAACTGTTACCGTGTTCGTCCACGGCAAAAAACGCCGGGTGATCGTCGCGGACAAGGCGTGCCCCACATTCGCGTGTTTCCACCCGCATGACTGCCCGACGCAAGGGGCCAAGGGCGTGCGCCAGAGCGCTGAGCGATACATGTGTCTAACCAACGTCTTGCACGGGTGCCCAGAACACCCCCAACCAAAGTGAGAAAGCTGTGTGGAAGAACAAGCGATGAACGAACAACGCCGAAGCACCACTGAAGCCCTGTGGCAGCACATGCACCAGGAGCACGGGTTGATCCTCATGGAATCCCAGCTTGATGAAATCATCCGCCTCGCCACTTGCGAGGCGCTCATCAATTTGATGGAGCAGCGGGGCTTTGTTGTCGGGCGTGGCACATACGCCCACCCCAACGGAGAAACCTTGCCAACCTGGGTGGTGACTAGGCCAACTGCCCCTGATTGGTCTGGCGTCTGGTCGCCGTGGGACGAGCGGCCAGACCATATTGAGGATGGAGAGGCCCAGGTATTGCTTGAGGTCTGCCGCTTGGCCATCTCTAAGTGGGATGAGGAAGCGCATCTGTTTGTGCAAGAAAATGAGCCAAAATAACCCCAACCGCTACGTTACTGAATACCTAGACCTTCGCCTGATGGACTGCATGGAACTCATGGCGCAATATCCCGATGGGCATTTCGATTGGGCCATTACTGATCCCCCCTACGGGATTGGTGTAACAGCAATGAACATGGGTGGGAGAAAGACAGTCAGACCAGACAAAAAAAGCTGGGACGACACCCCCCCGCCGCCCGAATACTTCGCCGAATTGCGGCGGGTTTCACGCCATCAAATAATTTGGGGCGCCAACCACTTTTCTCTCCCGTGTTCACGTGGGTGGATTGTATGGGACAAGGGGGAATCTATGTATGGCAGAAGTTTCTCTGAGGTGGAACTGGCATGGACATCAATGGACATGTCGGCGCGCATATTTAAGGTTACGCCCAACCAGTCATTGCGCATCCACCCAACGCAAAAACCAGTCAAGCTCTACTCTTGGCTACTATCCAACTACGCCAAGCCCGGAGACAAAATCTTAGACACACACCTCGGCAGTGGCTCCATTGCTATTGCTTGCCACTACGCCAAGTTGCACCTAACGGCCTGCGAGATTGATCCTGATTATTTCCAAGCCGCTTGCGAGAGGATCGCCAGAGAAACCTCGCAGTCAGAGTTTAACTTCTAAGTATCCCACGGCTTTAGCCGTGGGTCTCCTCGCGCATTTATCATGACACAACAGAAAGGAACTCAACCCAAGCCGCCCCGGCTATGCTTGGCGAGTATCCGTTCGGCCTCAACCTGGTTCTCAATCAGCCGCCCCAGCGTGGCGCAATGTTGGCTAGCCTGGGGCCAGTCGCGCTGGCGGATCGCGCCCAGCAGTAGGGCGCTGCGGCTGGCCATCTTGGCCTTGTTTGCCTCAATGAGACGGTTGGCGGCCGTCAGGACTAGGCGGCGGAGGTTGCGGACTTGTTTTTGTTTCTTTTGGATTTGGTTCATGCGTCCGATTACCGGACGCCCATTGGATTTGTCGGCAGATTTTTCATCACCAATCCTATGCGGTAAGCGCAAAGGAATTGGCCCTCAAAAAAACGGGGCACGGCGGCGAACCGTGCCCTAATGCACCTTCCGCATGTGGCGGATGTGCTTATTTGTTTAATAGCCAGCCCGTTCCCAAAGTCAAGCAATCGCGATAATGCGTCCTATTTTCGCACATTTTTAAGCCGCCGAGTGCCAGGCATGATAGCCGAAATACAGGTTGCATTCCTTTGCCATCACACTATGATGAGATCACCCCCCCCCTATGGCTTCGGCTACGGGGCGCAAGGCCGTCCATTAGTGGGCGGCCTTTGCTTTTGCGGCAGATAAGCGATACGCCAGATGACAAAAAGCCCTGCAAATCAATAAGCGTATTTGTTTGACAAGCCAGACGATCAAATTTAAGCCAGTCCAATAGAATCAAAACGCAGAATATGAACCAAGACAAACTAGAACAAATATTCCAACTGCAAGACCAACTTAACCGGCGCATTGGCATCAATGCGGCTGGCCTTACCGATGAGGAGCGGGTCCAGTGGATCTTGAACTACACCCGCGCCATGTCCCAGGAGATTGCCGAACTAGTCGATTCTGTGCCATGGAAATGGTGGGCTAAATACCAGACCTTCGATGTTCAAAACGCCCGTGTGGAAGTGGTGGACCTGTTCCACTTTCTCGTCTCTATTGCCCAAGTTTTGGGCATGGGAGCAGATGACGTTTATCAAGCCTACGTTAAGAAAAACCAAGTTAACCACCAGCGGCAAGACAGCGGCTATGCTGTCAAAGACAATGCCGATTCCAAACATATCTGAGGAGACATGTCATGAAAAAATACCTAGAGCCTGCTGTCTTTGGCGCATTGATTGGAACCGCTTACTATGATCTTGATTGGGTTATTATCACAGTTGGCATTTTGCTGGTGTTCTTAATCGCCTTTATTCTTGCGCTTGCAGCTTTTTCCCTATTGACAGACCTTCTCGCTGAAGCTGTGTTTTTAGCTGATACAAACGATTCAACTGGTCGCGCTTCTCTTCGGGCGTCATCTCGCGGCTTGCCCAAATCTGATTGATCAACTTGTTGATATTTGTCAGATCTCTCTCATATTTGCCAAGCACCCTGCTGCGCTCAAGCACCATAGGGTCCGCTTTCAAGAGACGATTGGTTTCTTCTAAGTCCATGGCCTCAGCAACCTGGCGCACGCGACGGGCAAGTGCCTGAGTTTCATCGGCCATCTTGTAGAATAAGTCAGGGTATTTAGTTCTTACATTTTGTGGGTTCTTGATGAATCGGCCAACACCCAAAACTCGATTTTCCCACCACTCCTGCTTAGGGGGCGGCGGCACGTCAGCAAAGTTCTTGTAGATAGCATCTGCAGCCATCATGGCGTAGGTGCCCATTGTCCCGAAATACCCTTCGACAAAATGCTGCACTTTTAGCGGACTAACTCCAAGCTTCTCGCCAATGCCTCTTGCTGTGAAGGGCGTGGTTGGATAATACCTTGCTTCCGGTGGCAAGGCCCGCACGTTGGCCGGCTCAATTTCACGCTCGAAGTAAGACTTCCAGCCGCCAGGGCCAGCATGCAATTCAAGGATCGGCTTGACGAGCTGTGGTGTTGGGTTAAGGCGCAGCATGTTGGTTGCTAGGTATCCTAAGCGGTAGGTTAACTCCCTCATATCCGCCTTGCCAAACTCACCCTCTGCCTTCTTCATGAAGGCTACCGTCAGGCGCTCTGGCACTGTTCCCAACATGGTTCCAATCTCAAATGGCTTGGGAATGAGGATCATGGTTCGATCCGCGTCTCCCTTATTGCCTGTGAGATAAACCCAATAGCGGTCCTTAATGTCGTCAGGCAGCTTGTCGTAGTCATCATCATCCCAGTTCCGCAATGCGAGCAATGTGGAGATTGCAAAAAGCATGGAGCCGCGCGTCCAAAATGTTCTCGTATTCATAGCGCGGCCCATGCGGATTAAGCCCTGCATCCCCGCATTAAAGAATGGGGCAGTCTGCGCCAAAAACTGAATCATCTTGCTACTACCAGAAAGCGAGAAGTCCGTGGTTGCCTCACGGTAAGCCCACGCCGCCTCCACTAAGTCGCCTGTCCTCTTGAGAGTGTTTAGGGCCACCTGCGTGCGGGTGGCACTTTCTGTGGCTTGGCCAAAAGTCTCGGCGGCTTGAAGCGTAGCGTTGCCAGCACGCCGCAAGGCCTCAAGAGCCTGCCAAAGTGCCTGCGGGTTGTCAGCCTTGATGATTCTAGAAATCCTTGGGCGCGTGACAGAAGTAATGCTTTCCCTAGTTACGCCTTCTTGGCGGAAAGTTGAAGGGTCGCCGGCCCCTGCCAAGAAAATGCGGTCTAGGTCGCTAATTTCGCCATCCCGCCCCATAAGCTTTTTTACCACTTGGCGGTTGCTGGCCCACGCCAAAGCCCCACGCATTGTTTCTATAATAGGGACAGCCATATCCTTGTTTTGTAGCCACGATGCCATTGTGTCGCGCATGGCGTTTGCCCCCACAAACTCCAAAGTAATCGTAATGCTGCTCTGGAAAAGTCTCCGCGCAAAGCGAGCCAGCGTCATAAAAGGATTCCCAGCCCCTATGGCCCCTCGGCTCATAGCCTCAAAAGAATCCCAAACCAGGTCATCCACAATGCGGCGATACTGAACCCTGCCGTCCTTCATAAAGGAAACAATGTCGCTCCCCTTTTGTGGACGCCCAATAGCATAGATGTTCACCCAAACAGAGGGGTCAATATATTGCGAAAGCTCCTCCGGCACTCCCTGTTTCTCAAGCTCCCGCATGATGGCCCAGTTGGAGATGGCCACTTTTTCTTTTTGAGAAACAGGGACCATGAACTGCGGACCATCGGGCGCCATTTGTTCATTGATTTCATCCTTGCGGATTGCCAAAGCCTGCTCTGCCTGAACCCTTTGCCGCTCATAGTCTGGCTCACTAATCTCGCCATTCGCCAGCCTCTTCTTGAGGTCAGATTGAATCTTGGCAAATTCCGCCTCAGCCTCCTTAATTGCGGCATCCCTCTTCGCCTTAGCTTCCGCACTCTGCTTGGCGTTGATGGCGTCACTCATAGCCACTGCGCGGAGCATGACTATGTTTTTAATGCCCGCCACCATCATGTGGACCATGTTGCGCTCGATGTTTTCGTATAGATCATTCAACGGCTCTGTGCCCCCAAGGATTCGACGGATGCCGCTGCGCTGGTCTGCAAAGCCTCTCTTGGATGTCGGCGGCCCATACAACTCGCCTGCCATCGGATCAATTGCCCGATAGAACGGAACATACTGTGTGTGCAGCTTTTCAAGGTGATCGCGCAGCTCCGGCGAAACTAGTCCCGTGGCCACCGCAAAATCCATGACGCCACGCACGTTGGCCTGGTAATCGGCAAATGCTTCCTCAAAGCCTTCACGCTTCATGGCCAAAAGCGCCGCAATCTCAGCCTTGCTGAAAAGGGTTTCGCGGCGCGGGATTTCAAGCCGCGTCATGGCAGCCAAAGCAACAAGCTCTGCATCGGTATGCAGCTTGGCATCTTCTGCTTTCAGCCCAATAATCTCAAGGTGCTGATCGCGACGAAGCTTTTGCATGTCATTGAAAATATTGGCTGCGCGAGAACTAGATGCCAAAAGTGAATTAAGCTCGGCTTCAGCAATGGCCTTGAGTTCGCTGGCCCTCCGCCCGGCCATATATCCCATGAAGTCTCTTAGCCCATCCTCACCATATTTGTCGCGGATGTCCTTAAATATCATGGCAACACCACGCACCCGGTTATCCACCTGGAAAGCTCCGTCCTTCATCACGGGGATGCCAAGCCACAAGGCTTCGTGCGCCATGGAATAAGCATCAGTGGCAACTTGCGCAAACTTGGCTGCACTCTCTTTCCCAGAAAGAAGCTCGCGTCCGCGCCCACGCACAATCTGGTTGAAAGTCTTTTCCATCTCGTGCAGGGCATACTGCTTGTTAAATGCCTTCTGAACCACAAGCCACTTGATGCGGTTCCAGCCAGCATCTTTAATGGCCTCTATATTGGCGCGCAAGCTGTCGAAGGCTTCTTCGACGTGTGTTTTCTGCCGCCGCATCTTGCCCAAGGCGTATTCTTTGGGGTTAGTGCGTCCTCTTGTGGCCCTTCTTGCTGCGTCAAGCCTCGGTAGAATTGTAATGGGGATGTCCAGAGGAATGATTTGCCCTTTGTATTTCCTGAAGTTGTCTGGCTTTACGTCGGCCAAGGCAACGCCATCAGATTGGCGAAACCACGCCCTTGCCGTCCCCACAGGCTCAAAGCCCTCGCTTTTTAGCCAATCAGAAATCTCCTGAATGGTAGGCTCATCCCCAGGCACAAAATCCTGCTTGACCACCAAGGCAATGGTCCCATCTGGCCGCTCGGCAGCGCCCTCAAACGTGACTTCCGGCGCAACACCGCCAAAGACATGGTTGAATGTGTCCCACCGCTCCAGATATTCCGAAGGCGTCGCATTCCCAGTAACAACCCTAGGGATGCCGTTGATGGTCGCTACTGGGACTGCCCGATAGCCTGAAGGCACCCCTTGGCTATTGCTGGTGAACTTGTAAACTTCCCGCCCACGAATCTGGACAACGTGCTCAAACCCACTCCCCGAAGGCTTCTTGGGCCAAGGCAATTTCTTGATTCGCCCATCCTCCATCATCTGGCGAATGGCATATTCACCCAAAATTATTTGCGCTTCATGGTCGCCTTCATCAGCGCCAAGCTCTTTTGAAATTCTGGCGAGTTCTCGGGACAGCTTCGCAAAAGGCGTTTCACTTCCTCTTGCCGCCTCTGGTGTTCCGGGTGTTCCAGATATGTCTGTCCTTGCTTCAGTTTCAGCAGTTTTGTTTTCATTTTTTGCTTTTCCTTTGCGCCCACGCGAGGCGCGGATGTTGGGGCTTTCCGAAAATATCCCAGTATTTGGATCGCCTGGCAACGGCCCTTTTTGCCCACCCTCAAAAATTGCTTCATCTCCAGCCAGCTTAATATTGTTGGAGTAAAAAACGCCCCAAGTTGGCACATCCCCAAATTTGGGGAATATTTCCTCGCTCATTTTAATGGCGTCATAGCCCATTTCTCTGAGGATCGTAGAAAACCCAGGATTTTCGACCAAGCCCCAAACATTTTTAATCTTGCTCCAAGCATCTTCAATTGTGGCGTTTGGATTATTTTGTTGTTCTGCGCGTAACAATATTTTAGCTTGCAACTCAATCAGGTCCGCAGTTTTCTCAAACTCATCCTTTGTGGTCTGGCTGTATTTGTCAGCGGCCCCACTTCTTCCGTAATCAATGACCGCCTTAATCTCGTTGTAATTCTTGGCGTCCAAAAACTTCCTAGCGCGCATGAACAATGGCAGGGAAACGATTGGCGAATTGAGCTGACTTTGCGTTTGATTGGAGATGACTCTCCCGTGCCGCTCATCTTCAGCTAAGAAGTAAAGGCCATTATTATCTGGCGCAAGAGACTTTAGCTCTGGCACCGTGGTTGAATGATAAAAAACCTTTGGCTCGCCAGTCAGTTGGTCAAGAATAACATTCCCCTCACCAATACGCCAGTCACCGCCAGCCCACTCCATAAAGTTCGGGGTGCGAACAGCCCGCCACTGAGATTCCGTAAGCAAGCTTGGACCACCGTAAGGATTAAGCAGGCGTCCATTGGCTACCCATGTATAATATGCCGTCGTATTGCCTTGGAAAACAGGATGATCTTGTGCGACAAGGCCCGCCTCATCACGGACAAGAGGGACTTCTAAAAGCTGCTTGCGGGCATCCCATGCGGCATCCACGAACTCATTTGCCGTCATATTCTTTGAGTTCTTCATCCGCAAGGAAGTATCGCCAAATGCGTTCTGAATGACGGCCATGCGATTCTTCAGCACGCCCAGAATTGCACGCAATCTAGGGCTTTTATTTTCCATTACTTTTCTAAATGCGCCATGAAATTCCCACAGGATTTTGGCAAGGCCATCATTTAGCTCCTCAATGCTCATCTCCCCATAAAGATCGGACAGCCCCGGTATGCTGGGTATATCTAAGCCCTTGCGCAAAAACATCTTTTTGACGTTATCCGGCAACAAGGCAAACACTTCCTTGTCCGACCATGCAAGTTCTGATTTGCTTTTAGGTTCGCCATTAGACTTATACCCAAGCGCGCCACTCATGCTAACGCGATAAGGCACAGGGACGTATGAGAATGAATCATCAACAATGATGTTGCTCAAATTATCCCCGCCACCATCAAGGTTCTGCAGAAGCAGGTCCACCCAATACCCACTGCGAAGCGCAGCTTTCAAGGAATCGAGCTTAAATTTTGCCTCGCTTTCTGGAAGTTGCTCCAAGGATTTAATGTATTCCCCTAATGTTGGGCCTTCAATGTATTGTTTCTCAATCCATTCTGCGCGCACCAACTCATTATCAAACCACTCCGTATCACTGATTGGCCTTACAATGTTCCATTCGCCGCTTATATTTGAGCCGTATTTGCTAATAAGTTTTACTGATGGGGCAAGCACCCCAATATCTTTCACGTCATTAAAAAGTGTTTGCCACAAGGCATGAATTTTGTGGGCAAAAAATTCTTCAAGCCGTTGTTCTAGGCCGCGTCCGCGTTTAAGGACAACTTTTGTGCCATATTTATTTATCGCCAAAATGGCCCCATTGTCGCCTTGTAGCTTGGCAATGAATTTGTATCCAACCGCCTCAAGATCGGCAAATTTGTCCATCAGCTCTTTGTCAGAAACTCTACCACGAGAGGCCCGTCTTTGAGCGGATGGCAGCGCCATTCTTTCCTGAAGCGATTGGCGAGACATCTCCTCGGCCAACTTAGGGGCGTTCTCCACGGCTTTCAAAGCCTCATCAATGGCGGCAAGACGTTCGCGTAGCTCAGGGAAGTTGCCCCGTATTTTGGCCATCCAAGTTTTCAGGAGATTGGCCAAGCGATAGAAAAACTGCTTCAGAGTAGGCATTCCAGCCAGATCAAAAGCCTCTGGCGCAGAAAATTGGCCACGAGAATGCGCGCTCCATTCGGCGGCAAACTCAGGGAAGAAATTGTCAATCCAAAGGACGTCACCCACGCTGCCGCTATCGGCATTGGCAAAGCCAATAATCTCGCCAGACGAGTTGCGTAATGTCAAAACACGGGATGCCTGAAGGTATCTGGCGGCGAATTGCTCCGCCTTGGTTATGCCCATTTCATCAATGAGCCTACGACCATGTTCGGCCACAAACTCCTCATAAGACATCTCAGTGCCAGACTCCTCCCAAAGCTTCATCATCACCTGGTCGTGCGCAAGGTGATGCATTTCTTCGGCAAGAACGGCCCTAACGTATTCCTCGAAGGCTTTTTCTTTTTCCTTGGCCCCCATGTTGCCAAGTTCATTAAAGGTTTCAGCCAAGCGGAACAGGTTGGCAAAAACGACGTTCGACTCCCCAACCTCGACAAACATGGCGGCAGGATCAGTGGGATCGTTAAGCCAGGCAATATCAATGCCTTCTGGCAGCAAAACTCTGGCAAGGCGCTGGATGACGTTGCGCACCTTGAGTTGCGTGTCATTGGCCATGCTCCATTGCAACCCTTCGATCTTCCTCCTGCCTTTACTGGCAAAGCGGGCAAGCTCATCACGCCTTTCTTTCCATTCCTGAAGAATGTCAGCAACAAAAGGCTGCTGCTCCCTGTTGGTCTCAATGAACTCCCAAATCGCCTGCATGTCAGACTGGCGAAGCTCGTCGTTGACTAAATTGATGAGCGCATTCTTGATTGTTGCAGGAATAGAGGAATTATTGATTTTCTCTTTAGTCTGCGCTGCCACCTTCTCTAGCTCGTCATTAATCTCTTGACGAATCTTTGCCCTTTCTGGGCTTTCGGGAGTGGCAATGGAATTGTCCAGCGTTTCGGCCCCACTTTCTATTGGCTCGCCATCCTCTGTGAACTGTTGAATGGGCGGCTCGTTAATGTCATCGCCTTCAGTCCCAACTTCTTCTTCACCAACGCCCAAGCCATCTTCAACATTGGTATCCCCATCGCTTTGATTGGATGCTTTTTCTACAGGCTGGGCATCTAGGCTAATCTTGGGCGCATTGGCTTCACTAGCAGCATACTTGCGCAGTGTTGGCTTCATGTAGTTCACCCACGCAAATCCGCGTCCCTGCTCGTTCTTTGCTTCCAATGAGCCGTATTGCTCGATCCAAAGCAAGGCTCGGCGCGCGGCCTGGTAGGCTGCATCATCAATGGCCTGCAACTTGGTTGCCTCATCAAACCACGTGAACGTAGTGGGGTTTGATGCAATGCTGTCGGCAAATTCACGCGCTTTTAAGAGAAATGCCACAAGCTCTTGCTTTTGCGCTTCGGCAAGCTTGATAGTTCTCTGCCCTTTGCCATGTTGTTTAATTTTCCCATCGAGAATGTCGGCAATCTTGGATGTTGCGGCCTTTTCGTTGGCCTGCTTTGTTTTCCTGGGGCTGCGCTCGCCCCTCGCCTTGCTTGGGGATGGGGTCTCAATTTCGGGTGTCAGTGGCTTGGGCGCCTGTTTCTTCTTATCGACAGCTTGCTCTTTCGGTCCCGCGACTGGCGTGGTTACGCTTAATCCAGTTCTTGGCTGGGGGCGTTCTTCTGTTGCTTGTTGTGCTTGCCCTTGCGTTTCCTGGCTGGCGTCACTCGCCACCGGCACCCCTCTTCGTGCAACTCCTCGATCTCCTCTGGAGTCAGATTCTTGAGGTTTCTGAGTTTGTTGAGGTAATGATGACGTTCCGGCTTGCTCATTGGTCTCGACTCTTTCTGCTTGTGAAACTGGTTGCTGGGGTTCCTGCTGATTTGAGGCTGCTGCTTCGGCGGCAGCCTGAGATTGTGGGGCTCGGAAAATTTTTTGTATTGCCGGGGCTGGGGACCAATCCCCACCACGAATCCTCTTTAGGCCATCCACAGGCTTTTCGCCCCAGTTTTGGGGGTTAGCCATCCGCCCCTTCGATTTGTCATACACCCATCCATTTTTAAGCAAGTCTTGGACAGCCGACATAACTTCATCTGTGTTATACACGCCAAACATCCGCATTCTTAAATCAGGAGCATATTCAGAAGCTATGGCGTCGGCTAAGGTGCCCAAAATTTTATCCAAATCATTCGTAGTGACCCACCCAGTCATGGGTGGCTTGGGCTTTTGAGCTTGTGGTTGTTGAGCCGGAGAATGAGATTGGGGGGCCAATGGAGCGGGTGCAGCAGTGCTAGCTATCCCCTCATCATTTTGCTCGGATCGTGGTTGAGGTGCTGGGGCCTGTTCTTCTGCTGGTTTAGCAACTGGGGAAGATTCTTGTGCAACAGGTTGAGGTGGTGCAACAGGTCGTGCCGCCGCGCTTTGTTTTTCTTCTTTTGCTTCTTGAGGGCTTTGCGTTGCCGACGGTTCTTGTGGCACAACGGGTTGCGCTGCTTCTGAGGCATCCGCCTCTTCTTCTGCAATAGGCGCAACTAAGCCCAAGTCGGCATTGGTTGCCATCTCTTGCTTCTTCTGATCTTTAGCCTGAATTGGCTGGGAGATGGCTTCTTGTTGGTTGGCCTGCGCACCTTGTTCTTCCGCCTTTTGCTGAAAGGCGGCTTGCGTAGCCGGACCTACCGCTGAGGCCGCTTGGGCCGCCTCACTGGCCGCACGGCGCTTGGCTGAAGCCTTCTCCTCAGCCGCCGCCCAGTCGGGGTTGTTGGACAAAATTTCATAGCGGGCAGTCCCCATCTTCAAGATAAACTCTTGATCGCTCCAGCCCGCCTCTTCTTCTGAACGGCGACGCAGTTCTTCTTCAAGGCTTTTGTCTAGTTCCGATTGAGTGAAATTCCCGCTAGCGCTTACCTCAATTTGACGCGCTGCCGCGATCCGGGCCAAGTCATCAACACTTAATTCCCTTAATGCTGCGACACGCTTGAGCGGAGAAAGCGATTCAAGAGATTCGACGGTGACGCCAGACGACTGCGCCAACTTAGACTGGCGCACCATGTCTTTTGAAATTTGAAATTGGAACTCGGCTGGAAGGTCTTTGAGTTGGACGGGATTGCCATTTTTATCGACAGCCACTACGGTTTCGGCGTTTGCATTTGCCCAAAGGTAAGCAGCTACGTTATCATCCGAAGTGGTTAATGCTTTGTATTGCTTGCGCCAATCCCTCTCCGACCGCATCTGATTAAGACCAGAGGCCAATCCAGAAAGTGCCCCACCAACCACAAAGCTTTGGCCAACATCATCGGCAATTGGTTTGCCCAATACAAGGTTTTGCCCCATTTGCGAAATGGCTTCGCTAGTGCCCCCCGCAAGGCCCTGCGCCCCAATCTCAGCAAAAGGACGCACCGCGCCGCGCACGCCTTTGGCTAGCCTTGCAAACGGTAGTAGTGACTCCGCCAACTCCGATCCAAACTCAATGCTGGTCGTAGCCTTTGCCGCTATATCGGCATAAGAAATGGCATCATTTAGATTGGCGCCATCCTGGTATTTTCGCTGCAGCGCCTCATCCCATCCGCTGTTGTAGCTCCGTGCTACCTGCACGGTAAGGTAAGACGGCATAGTGACAATGGCGGCAGGCGGGACAACATACCCAACAAACATGGGGGTCATGACGCCAGCCTCATTGCCAAGTGAGTATAATGTCTCTGCGCCCTTCCCAAATCTCTGCTGCGGGCGGCCAAATGCGTTGATTTGAAGTTCCTGGATTTTTTGTTCGGCAAGCCGCCTTTTTTCTTCTTCATTGCCGAACGCACGCTGTTGAAGCCCATTCAACAACTGCGGCAGATCGCCCCAAGTGCCCAAGCCTTGGCTTAACCCAACACCAAAGGCATCATACCACTTCATTTCCCCAAAAGTCTTGTCGATGTTTTGTTGTGTCTTTTGGGTGCTTTCGTAATTGGCCTGGTAAAACTTGGAAAGCGAAGCGAAATCGCTGTCTGGCAAGACGCCAGCCCTCCGGGCCTGATCCAATGCCTTAAATGGATCGTCTCCTATAACACGGAAGCGCTTGACAACACTGTTCCCCCCTTTGCTTTCTTCGCCTGGGGGAAGAGGCGTATATTGGAACAATAGCTTTTCCTTGCCATTAAAGATGGAAGAGGCCACAGCATAAGCAGGCGACAGACTGTCAGCGTCGTAAATCAGTTTGCCGCCACTTGTGGGAATCCCATTCTTATAAGCCTCAAACATGCCCTTGGGGTCTTGCCCGCTTGCCGCTGAATTAACAAGGTCAAGGGCAGCAGAACGCGCCCTAAATTCGCCCAGCCGAAGTTGGTAATCTCCTCCGGCGCTATTTAGTCTCTCGCCCTGGCCGTTGGACAAGGCCGTTGGCTTAAGCCAATCCGGCATAGGCGTAGCCATGCTGCTGCCATTATCCTCGCTGTCTAAAAAATTGTTGGGAATTTCTTGTTGTTTCATCGAATTGAACTGACAATGGCGTTAAATTCGTTCCAATCAATCTGATTTTCGTCAAATGGCCATCTTGACACTGGCCTGATGGCCGGCCCCTTGGCCATGCCCAGGCCGCCAAGCCCTGTGACATTTTTGATGGTTTGGGCAACGTCGAATTGGGATTCGGCCATCTTCTCGTCCAAAGACTTGCTCATGGACAATGGCGGGGCAACCGACTTCATGAATCGCTTGGCCGCTTCGATGCGCTCTTGGGCTGGCATTTTTTGAAGCTCTCTGAATTGCTCTGGTGTAGTGTTAGCACGGATAGCTTCCGCCAAGGCGGAGGCTGCTGCAATCTTGCCTCCCACAAAAAAGGCATGGTTGTTTTTCCCGCGCTCCAGCAAGTCTCTTGCCTGTTGGAATTTGGAGGCCAAGGAATCCGATGAGATTTCCGTGGCCATTGGACTTTCTTCAGGGATAAATTTTGGTCCTGCTGGCCTGCTAAGCCCACGAATAACTTGGCCATTGGAGGCCTCCTCATCTGATAAAGGCTCGTCCTGCAACGGCTGGTTTACCGTCTGTGACACCTCCACCGATGGGGATGCGCTTGGTTGAGAGTCTGCACCAGCTTTGTTTTGTGTAGGAATTGGTTGCCCGGTAAGTTCGTCAATGCGATTATAGCCCAATATTTCCTTTCTCTTGTTTAGGTCTGAATGCAGCTTGATCCTCCTATCCTCAAGCTCCATGATGTTTTTGTTGATAGCATTGATTCTTTCATCCTTGAACAGTGAAGATGCCGCTGGGCCAATGTTCGGATTTTTCTCCTGCATTTCCCTTTGAATCGCATCGCGCTGTTGGTAATACTTTTTTAGTTGGGCGTTGGTAGCCCTCAAATCTTCTTCGAGATTGTAGTGCTCAAGCTGTGTATCGGCCTTCTTTTGCGCCATCAGCATTTGCCGTTGCCGCTGTTCCTTCTCTAACTCTTGGGCGTATCTGATGGCCGTAGTGTCGTCTAGCTTGTCAACATCATTCACCCCATTTTGGGAAAGATACTCTCGTGCAGCAATACCGGCTTCGGCCTTCTGGTTGCTCAAACGAAGAGCCTGCCTTTGGCTCTCCTCGTTGAGCAGGCCATGTTTCCGCGATATTTTCATGTCGGCCAACTTCTGAGTAAGATGGGGTGGCAAATTTGAGGGGACTTGGATAGAGTCAATGTCACTAAGCGTCGCATTGGAAACGCTAATGATAAAGTCATTGACAATTGGCTGATACTTAAGCTCCTCAGCCACCTTTTGAGCGGCCAATTTCTGAGATTCAATTTGGCTGCGGCGGTATTCTGTTTCCGCCTCAATTTCTGCCATCCTCAGCGGCAGCATAAGCTCTTCTAGCTGTTGGCGGCGCTTTTGTTCTTCCATCTGAAGCATCATTTGACGCTCTTGCATGGAAAGACGGCGGTTGTCGTCAAAAGCACCCTTGTATCCCAAAACCTGTCTTGTTATAAGCGCTGGGTCAGGCATATCAAACTGCCTGTCATTCCCAATCATGCTGACGAGTTGCTGGCCTAGCGACATGTTTTCTGTCTCCTAGTAATAGTAGGGCAAGGCGCGAGGTGCCGTTGGGTTAAACATGTTCCCCAAAAAGTTAGAGCCAAGTCCTAGCGGGCTGCCACCAAAGGCGCTCGGTGCCTGGCCAAAATAGCCATAAGAAGAGCCTAGCCCAATCCCGCCAACCCCACCCACATTGTTGCCCCAAAATCTAGGAGTTGGCGTCAAGTAAGACATGGCAGCACCAGCAGCCATTTGCGGTATCTGCTGCACAACCCCCAAAGAGTTATTCAAAAAGTTGAATGGCGTGCTTACTATGTTGCCTATGGTGCTTTCAAGCAGCCTGCTGAAACCCGATTTCCGCTGGCTGTTGGCAAAATCAATTTGCTTGTTTTGGTTGCGGATGTTGAGGTTGGTCAAGGCCTGATTGTCACGTCGCTGCATGATGGTCCCAGGATCATAAATCATGTTCTGCGCAATGGCGGGGGTCAGTGCCTGGCTCCAATTAAGCTCGTTGCCAAGGCGCGCAAATCCCTGGCCCATCAAATCCATACTTGTTAAGCCAAGGTCACGGGAGGTTAAATTTCTCCCCATCAGGCTGTCTGGGCCATAACCACCACTGATCGAGCGCGCCACGCTTCCACGGATGATGGCATCACGGACATCTTTGGGAATCTCGCCTCGCAGATAGGAGTCGGTAGTTTGCCCAGCCCGATTGAGACGATCCAAAAGTCCAGGAATTGCGCTATCTAGGCTTTCACGATAGCCAGTGTTCAGCTTGTTTGCAAAGTCCTGAAGCTTCGGCTGAAGCTCGCCCTGCTTGAGATATTCTTCCAGGTATTTATTAACTTCAGGAAGTTTTAACTCCTCAAGCCTTGGGGCCGCTTTGGGTTTCTTGAAAAAGCCAAACATAGATTGTTTCCTTTTTAACGAGAGTTGGTTGCAATGTCAGCCCAATTAGTCATCTGGATGTTGAAAGCCCCCTGCTGGCCGCCTATGTGCTCATTAAGTTCCTCTTGCAAATAGCGCAATGCCCGTGCCTCTAATGCCTCGGCGTCGCGAATGTTGCCTGCCTCTTCCTTCTCTATGGCCATCACCATATTTTTAAGGGCAGCAATGTTGGTGATGAGCAGATCGTCCGTTTCATTGACGGCGGGGATATAACGCCGCTTGGCAAGGACAGTCACAACCTGCTGCTTCCCATTGCCGCATGTAGCGCAAGTGGATGCACTGCTTGGGATTCGGTAGCGAGGATAGATTGGGGATGTTTCATCGGGAGCATAAAAAGCCAAAGCCTGTTCTGTCCCTGTGTTCTGGTCGTATTCGTAAAGCCTGACATATCCTTTAAGGCCAGACGGCAGAATCACGCGGTCCACAGAAACAATATCTTGGGTGGCTGTCACGGGCATGGGGCCAAACAAATTGATGTATTCCCCGTAAACCCACGAACCATTGTGAAGCGTCCGAATCTTGTAACCATTAGCGTCATAGCCGGAATAAAAAAGCTTCAGCCCATTATCCTCAGTCAAGTCAGTATAAACCCTAAGCTTCTTAACCCCGCAGACATCCCTGAATGTTGGGGCCGAGCCTGCCAAAAATACTCCTTGCGGAAGCTGGCCGCCACTTGCGCATGAGGCACAGCTGTTCGCAATCCCAGGGCCATTGTCAAGGAACTCATACCACGGGCTGTTAACTCGCTCCGGCTTGTCTCCAATCCCAATTGCCAAAATGGTGGAAAGCTCTCGCGGCAGACTAATGCAGTTGCCGTAAGTGCAAAAAGCATAGCGCATTACCGTGTTCACCCATAAGCCCTTGGGGAGAAGGCGTTGTTGCGCCTCATTGATGCGCGCCAGCACAGCAGGACTAGAAGGGCACTCCCCGCCTTGGACAACCTTGGCAATGAGATGGCGAGCTTGTGCTACAGTGAGGCGCTGCATGGCTTAGAAGTATCCTCGGTATTGGATAAACGCCTGAACAATATATGGGTTCATCACGTTTATTGGCGGAGAAGTCGTGCCCCCTTCCACGGGCACTTGCGGCTTGCGCACGCCGCCCCGTTGGGGATTTCTAGCATCTTCGACAAAGTAAAAAACATCAGGGGGGTTGTTGCCAGGCGTAGTTCCCCTAAAGGTCTGCGCTTTGCGCAGGTCAACATAAAGCCCTTCGGTTGTGTTGGCCACTTGAATTTCTTTTGTCCCGCCCGTAGAACCCATGGTCGCCGTGTTGTTGTCTTTGTAACCTAAAACAAAGCGGTCGCGCATGTCTGGCGTCCCATTTTGCCCGTTGCACAAAAACCATCCCATCCACGCACTGGCCGTAGCCTTGCCCGTAGGGTCCAAGGCCAAAGGCACTAAGTCATCACAAATTGCAATCATCCCTATGGGCAGTCCCCAATCCCTAATCCAGGAACCATTATGATATATCCATGTGCCCATGGGCTTGCCTTGAGCGTCGGTGCGAATCCATGGACGATCTTGGCGGTCCGGGGGCGGGGTGTCATGTCCGTAGTTGGGGATTTTGACTTTTTCAGTGAACTGGACAGTAATGTAGGATGCCACCAAGTCCAAAAGTTCCTGTTTCCAAGGTGGCGTCCCAGCTGGCAAGACGGCAGCGGATAGGGCAAGTTCTGACATAGCGGCATTGTGCTGCCTCTATCAATCAGTGTCAAGAAAGTTGCAAATGCAAAGCATTTGCAACAATTCTGTGCTAGATGTCAAGGAATGACAAAGCCGCCCATTGGCTCTATGTGTTCAAAGTATGGCCCGCTGGCAGGATAGCCTTGGGAAAAATAGCTCGGCATCCCATTGGCTGCCGCATACTGGTTGATGTTCTGATAGGGTGGTGGACCGTTTGGGTTGATCAGGGGCGGGCTCGGAGTGTCGGGCGAGGCCCCAGTGCGCATCTCCCCGCCAGTTGTCACCCATTTGGCCCCGTTGCTGTAAGTTACCTTAGCTTTCCAAGGCGAGGTGCGCCAATTAAACTGGAAGCTATCTACGGCAAACATCTCAATTAAGTCCAAGCGCTGCATTGGACCACGATAGCGGATGCGGATAAAGTTTTCCGTCGCAAAATTAGCCCCCGCATACCACGACACATTCCATTTGCGGTTAGATTCGGTGATTGGGAAGAATTGAGGGGTATTTGGATGGGGGGGGGCAAAGCCCGGGGGCGGCGTCCACCGTCTCCATTGGTTGGTCCACTTATTCAAAACATGGTCCCAGTATTCAAGTCCCGGCTGCTTCAATGTTTCACCATTCTTCGTCACCTTCAGGTCGTCATCGACATGGCCAATGCATTCAATGATTAATTCAACTGGCCATATTTCCCCCTGAAATTCCTCGCACCCAACATTTTCTGGACACGACTCCCCATGAGGAACAAGTGGCAACAAGGTGTCGTTGCAAGTGCGTGTTTCAGCACAGCCACCGGACTCAGGGCATAAGCCCACGGGCGGGGCAACCTGTGGCAAGCTATCGTTGCAAGCCCGCTGTTCAGCACACCCGCCAGATTCGGGGCAAGAATCGCTTGGAGGAATTACATTCCCAAGCTCTTCGCTGCAAATCCTTGCCATAGCCTTTCCATTTTAACATGCCGCTTGGGTGCTTTGATCCTTGAGGATTGCCCGGAAAAAGGCCATGTCTAATTTAGCGCGGCCCGTCCATTGAATTTTAGGCTGGAAGAAATAAGCTGTTCCAACCTGGCGGCCACTATATTCATTGCAGGCTGAAGCTGGTTCGCCAGCCTCAATTCGATAGGCGTAGCCCTTCCTCAAGTCCTTGGGGCCAGTTGCTGCATCAATTTCCGAGCGGTCATAAGCTGTGCAAAAACTCCCGCTTTTCCAATGCTTCCAACACATGGAGCGATCCTCTCGGAATAACAAACTCCAATCCACTTGCCCTTCGGCAGAGCTAAAAAACACCTCGCCGCGCTTCAACGTCTTTAAGGCGCGAGGCGCGCCAAATGCCAACATCGGTAGCTCCACGGTGCTTGTAATTCTGACTTCTCCCGTGCTATTGCGGTCATAACGCTGTCCTGGCACCAATTCCCATATAGCATTTTGTCCATCGCAGGTGTTCCCAAAAATAAACAAACGATCCCTCCCAACAAAGTTCCCTTTGACAAAAAACTTAGGATGTATGCCTGTCCATTCCCCCTCCCATACAGGGGCACCATCGCCGGCCATTGTTGCGGATGGCGCAAAATTTAAGCTGGCCATAGCTTCGCAAGCCACGTTGTAGCCTGGCTCCCCATCAATTGCGCTTTCGTGACGATTTAGCCTGGGGTTGACGCCAACCAAAAGGCGGTTGCGAAAATATACCCCTGGCTGGTATTTCCACCACTTGGGACTGTCGTAATCAAAAAGACGTGCGGCCTCTCTGCTAATTGGCGTAACACCAGCATCTTGCAGGTCGGCCATGGTGTTGCGCAGGCTCCGCAGTCCATCGCTCGAAAGGAAATACAAATCTTGGTTGACTGGGGTTATGGAAATCCCAGAAACACAGCCAATGTTTGGGAAAAGCAGGCGTTGCATGACAATGTTTTTCCACTGCATGCGATCTGTTACCTGCGCTTTGATTGTGGTGATGGAGTTTGCAGTAAAGCAAATTAAGTCTCCGTATTCCGTAGCATTGTCTAGGCGCGGCAGGAACGCCATCCCCGTTCCTTGCCCAGGCAGCAGAAACGAACCTCCCTCTGCCAAGTAGGCGTTCTCGTCAAAAAGCAAATGACTGTTTTCGCTGACCCCATAAAGGTCGCCAGCAAAAACTTCTCTGTTCCGCATCACCCAAAGCCTGCCATTGCCAGCAGCCATCCACGTGCCCACAGGCACCTCCCCGTCCACTGCTCTCCGGCTTGCACCGCCATCAAAGATAATTGGCTTAGAAATTCCGTCTTGGATGATGAGGTGTTGGGCAATTTGGGCAAAATAAGCAAACGGAACTATGCGGCTGTTCCTTGGCCCAGGGGGCTTTATGCTCTGGCTGTAAATTATATCGTTGACAATGTTGTGCAGATAAGGGATGCCGTCCACCACAGAAACCATGGCCCCTTCGTCATTCTCGTAGTAACACGCCCCTTGAAGCTTGCCAGAAGGCAAAAACGCCCGATGCACAATGGCCGGGCGTGTGGCAGGCATCCCATCGGTAAGGTCAATGTTGACGCCCCATGCCAAGGAATTTTTGGGGAGCATTAAAAGGTCCACGCCGGAATGAACACCGCGTAATGACGGCCCATGTTCTTCCCACCTCTCATTGGCGTCAGGAACAGCCATAAGACTCAATCAACCCTATACCAAGTGTTGTTGCCGGAGTTGAATACCAAGTGACGCCGCCCCCCGTTGACGTTGATTGGGCTGATGCCAGCTCCAGATTCTAGGGTGTGCCCCGTGTTTGCCAAAATGGTAATGTTGTTAGTGGCGGCGTCCAGTTTTTCATCCTTGATAATGATGTGCATTCCATCCACAGGATTGGCTGGGAGTGTCAAAGTTACTGGCCCTGCCGTTGTCAAATTAACGCCAACATAATAATCGACATCATCAAGAACGTCCGGGCTGGCCGTCACGGTGCGTCTAGGCTTATTGTAGCGGAAAGGCACATCAGCCCAGTTCATGCCCACGGTGGCATTGGAGTTGGCAACAAGCACCTGGCCATTAGTGCCCACTGGGAACCGCACCGCATTGTTGGCGTCTCTTACCAAGAGGTCGCCCTTGGCCAAAAATCCAGCTAGGTTGTTAATAGCAGCCTGTTGGGTGGCCCCGTTGGTGCCCCCACGGGCAATGGGGAGAATGCCTGTGGTTATTTTACCAGCATCCAAATTGGGGATGTCGGATGGCACGAGTGCGCGGAATGTCGGCGCACCACCAGTCCCCGTGGCGGGGCTTGCAAACACAATCCCAGGTCCGCTGGTCGTCAATGGCGCCTGAGAAACAAGGCCAATCGTAATTGTGCCAGCCGTAGTCAGGGGGCTTCCTGTCACTGAGAATATCGAAGGAGCCGCCAAGCCAACACTCGTTATGGCACTCGCAGGCCCCTCATAACCCGTAGGGGTGACCAAGCGCCCAGTGGAAATTAGAGTGCCAATCCCCGCGTTGACCCCACTGACGGCCAAGTTGCGGACCATGATTTGGTTGGCATTGGGAACAGCAACCACCCTGTAGTATCCGCCGCCGTCAATAAAGACGTTCATGCCCACACTTGCCCAAGCTGAAGAGGCGACCGCAACAGTAATGTGGTTAGTAAAAAGGTATGGGCTTGTGCCACTGCTTGTGGCATTAACAGTCATCGTTATTTGAGTTGGCGAGTTAATCGTAAGGATAGTAGCACCGTTGGGAATGCCGGGGCCAGAAACGGCCATGCCAGCAGTCAATGAAGATGTATTTGAAAGCCCAGTAATGATGGCACTGCCAGCAGTTCTGGTTCCAGAAATAGTGACATCAGGATAAGGCTGGTTGAAGTTGCCCGTCGTGTTGGTGACGGCATTTATCCCATTGGTCCCATTGATTCCTGGCGGCCCAGGAGGGCCAGTTTGCCCAGGCGGGCCTACGCCGCTTGAAGGGCAGGAGGGCGTTTGTGCGCAGTTTCCGGGGTTGACAAGCATAGCGTAGAGTATCCACAAATTGAGCTATGCGTCAAACTTTCTTAGAGGTCGGGTATTTCAGAGCGTGTGTCTTGGGTGAACCTTGTAGTTCGGTGATTGAACACCACAGGAATGATTCCTGTTGGCCCATTACGCTGCTTGGCAATGTTGAGCTTCCCAAATAAGGACATCTTATCGTCATCAAGAATCTTGCGATGGAGCAAGGCTACGAAGTCGGCATCTTGCTCAATGTCGCCTGATTCCTTGAGGTCGGAAAGCCGTGGATAGCGGTCCTCTTTCTCAACATCGCGGCTCAGTTGAGCCAAGGCTAAAACGTGGATATTCAGTTCCTCTGCCAAGCAGGCCAATCCTTCGGATGCGGCAGAAACTTCCAACCTTTTGTCCTTGACGCCGGGGACTCGGATTTTTTGCAGGTAGTCAACAATAAACACCTTGATCCCAAAACGCTTCACCATCCGCCTAGCCGTAGCTGTAACCTGCGCCAAGGTTGCCCCACGGCGCTGCGCAATAGGCAAAGGCCAGTCTTTCATCTTGTCTGACGCCACAGCCAGCTTATCGTAGTCGCTGTTAGAAAGTCTCACGCTGTCGATTTTTTCCACATCAATATCAGTTTCCATTGCCAAAAGCCTTGACCACATAGCCTCTACAGTCATTTCTAGGGAAAAAATCCCGCACGGATCGCCTGCCGTAACCATATTGTAAGCAAACGTAAGCCCAATTGCCGATTTGCCCACATTGGTCCTTGCCCCCACAACGCTATACCCCTTGGGGCGGAATCCTTTGGTCATTCTGTCCATCTCAGGGAATCCCGTGGACGGGCCTCTTAGTCCGTTGCCATTGGCGGCGTTAACTTCTTCCATAGCCCTGAACGTGCGGTTAAGCCCCTCCACAGGCGTGATAATCGTGGAGCCAATGGTTTGATTCCCAACAGCCAAAATTCGTTGCTCACACTCAACAACCACGGAATCCGCCTCATGTTGCCGCTCCAAGCAATCGACAATGTTTTGTGCCGAGGCCTGAACCATGCGGCGCAGCACGGCCTTGCTCCTGACTGACTCGATATGGCTTGCTAGCGTGATAGTCGGTATGACGCTCGCAGAAAGTTCGCCCAAGAAAGCCGCCCCACCCGCTGCGTCTGCAAGTTGGCGATCTGCTAGGTAGCGGTAAACAGTAGTCGCGTCGATGGGCTTCCCGCTGTTTCGCATGTCCAAAAGTGCGGAAAACAAAACCTGGTGGCACGGGTTAAAAAAATCTTCTCTGGTGAGCTTTTCAGCAGCATCGTCAATGCAATCTGCGGGGTTGGAAAGCATTGCCGCAAGCACATTGCGCTCGCACTCTGCGCTGTGGACAGCAGGCAAATTGTCAAGCTTGACCACTTGAGAAAACGTGCCCTTGCTTGTCTTAGTCATTTCATCGACTCCAACATTTTAATTTCTTCTTCCTGCGTTCGAGGCCGCTTAGTCGCTTCCGACATGGCTGCGGCCAAGTAATTGTCAAACTTGCTTTCACGAAAGATCGTTTGGGGGCAAAAATACTGCTCCATTTCCGTTCCGCGCCACAACCTCCATCTGTGTTCGAGCATCCACATCACGTTTTCCTCGGTAACTCCTGGCTCCTCCAGCCTTTTCCGTATGATCTTGTAATTAGACTCGACGTGCCGGAATGACTTGCCGCACAATGAGTTTATCTTATTCAAGATTCTTTTTGCAATCTCGTTAAGCCTGGCTGTCTTGCTCTTGGCCTTGGGCGCATCCTCAGAAGTCAAAACAAAAACACCATTGTCAAATAATGATTGCTCAATGGTGGGCTTGTGATCCTCTGGCTGAGATAAAGGCTCGGACTTTGCCTCCTTGTTGTCTTGGTTTTTCTGCTGCGCATTTCTCTTGGCCCACCTTGCCACAGCGCCCTTTCTCCTCGAAAGGCGATACGCCAACTGCTTGTCACGCTCAATTTCCATTCGTTGGTTTTTAAGCAGGCCATTGATGTTTTGAAACTTGGCCATAACGGCAGAAGGGATAGGGGTTGGCCGCTTAATAAGGGCCATGATTTCATCTTGGCTTGCTGGCAAGCCGTCCTTGCCTAAAAGCCACTGGTGGCAGAGCAGTCGGATATAGCAGCCAACCTCCTCATCTGACATTGCCGCCGTGCCCTCTAAGAAGTCTTGGGGGTAAAAGTCGAAGTATTGCTTTTTCATTTGCCTTCAAGCGGCTCCTCTTGGAAACAAACATACACTTTGCCTTGCCCCGGGGCCGCCCAAACCTTTTTGCCAATCATGACATGGATCATCCCATCTCCGTCCGGCCAAAGCGCATCGGCAATTGCCTTTAGCAGGTTGTCAACATCGGGGCGGACTCGGCAGGGCGTATTGAGCATTTTCTTTTTTTTCTTATCCGACCAGCTTTTGGGCATTGGAATGAAAAAGATGCATTCAAGACTGGTGGGGCATTGGCTAATTGGCTTAGGGCAAGACATGCGGACGACATCCTTGAACGTCCGGTAACGCAAAACGCATGGGCGCGGCTTCCAGGTGTCTCGCCTTGTTTGCCGAGGAGCCGGAACAGGGTCGGCCATTACCCAAAATTGATGTGTCATTCGGCCTCCAGGCTTGGGGACTTTTGGGTTTCCGTAAAGGCGCCAATCAAACAATCTTCTAATGCTTGAGCCAGTTCCTTTCCTTTAATACCGTGGCGCTGAGCGAGCATTTCCTTCAGTTTCCCTTGCGAAACTTCGCAACAGCGCACGAACTCTTCTGGCTCAAGAAAGCCAAGGCGGTCTATGTTTGCCCATACAATACCGGCATCGACATGCTTAATTTTGCCGCCCTTTTTCAGCCTGTAGCCTGGAATCACCGATGGCTGGGAATCAAAGTCAAAGCCCGTCCAGTCCCACTCGCCGCGCTCATTTTGGGGGACGCCGGACGCAACAGCAATCGAATCAATGGCCAGTTTTTTGATGTCCCTAAAAACCTTTTCGGCAAATGCAATCTTGGGAAGCCACTGTGCAATTTGCTCTGGTGTTAAAGCATTGGGATGAGCTGGCAAGCTGGTGGTTGCTAGCAGCGCATGAGAAACACGCGCTTGGCAAGCACTGTTAGCACGGCAATAGTCGCACTGCGGCGAGCCTGGGATTCGCGGGGCATCTGGCCGCATGGCATTCTCAATGACCTGCAAAATGCTGGTTTCAGCCTGCTGCAGCGCAGCCCTGTCATAGCAGGCAACAGACACTGAAGGCTCTACCCTTGGCTGGATGATGGCAACATACACTTCGTCCACATCCACATTTTGCTTGAGTAGAACAGCCAGTGCTCTCAACTGCCAGTTGCGTGACGCCTCCTCTGCCCCGCTGTAGCCAGTCTTGGCATCAATGATTAAGGCTCGGCGCCCGGAAACATAGATTCGGTCGGCCTTTCCAGAAAAGATGCGCTCTGGGATTGGCCTGCCCTCTGTTGCTTCATACCAAAGACGAGACTCGCGTATTTCACGAGTCTCGTCACCAACAAAGCCCAGCCTTTGGCAAAGTTCCTCCGTGTGCTGAATAAGCTCGGCCAGCACCCAATCCTCGCCTTCACGAAGCCCAACATCTTGACCTTCGTAAGCGGCATGAATCCGTGTGCCAGAAGCCGCCTCATCACTTGTTGTGGGGGACAGGTTCTTTTCGGCATGCCATGAGCCAGGGCACAAAGCTATGCGCTCTATGCCGCTGGCACTTGGCAAATTCAGGCGTTCATCCAAATTTTGGTTGTCAGGCATTGGCTTTATCCCCCGTATTCTGTGAGGCCAAAAAGCCATTGACCAAATTTTTCCAGTCATTCAAGATGGCTTCAGCAACTTTCGTGGACATGCTGGTAAGCGTAGCCACGCTTGGGAGCACGCCTTTCTTGCGCAGATACGATTCAAATGCCACTGGGTTGATGTCAGCTTCGGCCATAAAAATGAGCACCTGATCTTTGGCCGGCGGCTCTCCGCTAGCACTGCTAGTTGCCTTTTCTTCTGGCGCATTCGGCTCGGGCTGCGCTGGTGCTGGCTGGTCCTTTTTCTTAAACGGTGTGGCCGTGGCAACTTCAGCCATTTTAACGGGCGCAGGGAAAGCTTCTTCTAGCTTAATCTCGCCCTCTTTCAGTGCAGTGCCTATGCCAATGAGCGTGCCGAGCTTATCGCCATCAATATCTTCGATGGTTCTTGCGCCAACTGCAGCAAGAATGCGATCTTCGGTTGCCCCCATTTTTTTGAGGCGGTCAATGACTTTAGCGCGCTTGCTTGCCAAGGATGAGGCATCCCCAATGGCAACCTTGCGTGCCGCCTCGTAAACAGGCTTGATAAGGCTTAATGGGACCACCTTAAAGACAGCATCACGGAAGGCGATGGAAGCACAGGCATTGACGGCCAGCATGATGTCGTCCTCGTCAACTGTATCACGGCCACGCTTTTTCAGGATACGGCGGCGTTTTTCGATGGTGATAAGCGTGTTGCGCTCTAAGTCATGGGCAACTGCCTGCACCACCACGTGCGGGTTGTCGCCGTGAGCCTGGACGTGGATTGGGCGCGCTCCGGCCCGGAGATTGCCGTAAGCCCAAACTGCAATTTCTGCCAAGCGAACGCTCGGCCCTTGAATTTCCTTGCCCCCACGCGGCAGCGTGTAGAAGCAGGATTCGGCTGTCTCCTCGTCAAGTGTAGCAAACGTGAGCATGTCAGCTTTCACTTTAGAAAGCACACGAGGATACTTCTTTGCTGTGGCGATCTGGATGTCCGTATTGGCCCTTTCAATGGCCTCAATGGCACTGGGTTCAACAATTTCGGTATTGATGGTTTTTTCGGTATTCATTGGGGTTTATGGTTGATGGTTAACTGCGTTTGTTTTTGGGCGTAGAAATCAATGCGCGATGGCATGCAGATGCGTAGTCCATGCGCTTTTCGATGAGTGCTATCTTGAGACTGCGCTCTAGGGCTTGGAGGAATCCAATGACGGCCTCTAGAAGCTTAATAGTCATCAGAAGAATGTCTGCTTGAAGGCAGATGATGGCGGGGCGAATTTTCATAAGCCAGGCTCCTTTTTGGTGCCGTCCGGCCTCATCCGGGCTTCGGCCAATTCGGCCAACTGCTTGGCCTGGACTTGATTGAGCTTGGCCCAATTCATGCCACCAGCGATGCCTTTGAATAGGCGCTTGTGCGCCCTGGCCGCTGGGCTTACATACCTTGGGTCGGCTTTGATGCGAAGTTTGGATTGCTTGGGCATATAATCAAGAAACGGCAATTTTTGCCTTGGATTTTTTGCTTGTTGCCAAGTTGCGACGAGTCAGCCATTCTTTGATGGCTCGGCAGATTAGCTGGCTCCTTGGCATGTCCTCAGCTTCAGATGCGTCTTGGAGTGCCTCCAGTAGGCTTACCCTAATGGAGAATGTGCTGGTGACGAATGGGTCGTCTTGTTTTGGGTTTTTCATAGGGCACCAATATAGTTGAAATGTTATTAAATGTCAACACGAATTTAAAAAATCTTTTGCAAAGATGATATTTGGTGTTAATGTGTTGGGCATGAGGACTTTGCGCATTGCCTTTTGGCTGCTGGCCATAGTCACAGGGCGCATCTTGGCTCTTGCCGTAATGGGGATTGGACTTCTTCTGTTTGGAATTGTGTGTAGCCAACTTGTTAGCGTGGTGATTGGCCCCAACCAACGGACGATTGCAGGGGTGGTCCGAGACTACTAGGCGTCAGGATTTTGTCTTAGCACGTCCAAAAATTCGGATTGCCTAGATGCTTCCTCAACGCGGCGGCAAGCCATGTCAAAGTAATCCGGATCGCGCTCAATCCCAGTGCCGGTAAGGCCCATTGACTGGCACGCAACTAGGGTGGTCCCCGTGCCCATAAACGGATCAATGATAGACTTGGCTTGTTGGACAAAGCCGAGGCACCACTTGATCAAGGCCAATGGCTTTTGTGTGGGGGGGCCCACCTTCTCGCTTTTAGGGCAACCGCAAGGGCCAGACCAGTGCTTGGCGGTGAACTACCCCCTGCTTACGCAGGGAGCTTCTCGCTTCATAGCAACCTTTGGTCGCTCCACGAGCGCAGTCTGTCGGTTCCCGGCAGACAAAATTTTGTAGCCTCTTTGGGCAATGATAATTGCGCCGTTGTGATCGGCGTTGAGGGTTGTTCCGCAAGCCTGGCAGACAAACTCGGCTTGGGACCGTCTATTTAGAGGGTTAACGTGGTGGCAATGCGAGCACTCCTGGCTGGAATAAGCGGCGGATACGAGCACAAAATACTTGCCGCGACGTGGGGCTTTGTAGGCCGCATACTGGCGAATAAGCCCCAGGCCCCAACGCAGCAAGGAAGCATTGAGTCCGGCCTTTGCCGCTGCGCCATTGCGTTCGTAACCCTTGCCGTCTTCTTTTGGGCGGGGTTCAGGGGCAGCGGTCATGTCGCTTAGGCGCAAATTCTCAAAGGCGATGGCTTTGTGCGGGGTATGGCACAACGCATGGGAAGCCTTGTGGGCAAAGTCTCGCCGGATGCGTCTTTGCTTGGCTTTGAGGCGGGCAATACGCTTTCGGGTCTTTTCTCTGCGGTGGGAACGCTTACGCTGCCGCGCCATTTTGCGCTGCAATCGCCTTGCCTTTTTCTCGCATTGGAAGTAGGAGCGCGTGGCTTCTGGCGTTGGATGGATGACAACTCCCTCAGAAGTTGTGACACTGCGAGCAACACCCAAGTCCACGCCCAAAACATGTCCCTCGTTTTCGATGTGCGCGGGAAGTTTGGGAGCCTCAATTCCGTCGTCGTAACTAAACCCAGCGAACCATCTTCCATCAGCTTCCACGCTGACGACAAGCATGTTGGGAGTCTCAAATTCCCGATGAGCTTTCCAGCGCACAAAACCTAAATCCTGCTTTCTTGAACCAATGCGCAGGCATCCGTCTTGGATCGTAAAAAGCTCTTGGGTGAGCACGAGGCTTTGCCTCCCACCTCTGTTTTTTATAACTGGTGCGCCACCCCCTTGGGACGCAGCCAGAACGGCTTTGGCGTAACGATAGCATCCGTTGCGAAAAATCTGCGAAGGGACTTCCTTCATCCAGGGATTGTTCTTACGGAAATGGGAATACGCCTGATTGAAGAGGCTGATGTTTTTTGGATCGGGGTCGGTCCAAGAGGGAGAAAGAATAGCACGGTTGCGCAGCCATGCCTCATAGCGATATTCGTCAATCTTCGCGTTATAGACAAAGCGTTGTGCGCCAATCCACCGCCGCAAGACGCTTTCTTGCTCGGCATTGGGATACAGGCGAAACCTTCTTCCCACTTGCATAAGCTCAATTTTGCGTATAGTTCTAGATATTTCAAAATTTTGTTTTGCATTGCTTGGCTATCAATGCGGCAAGGTCATTTAAAAGTTTTTGCGAAAGCTCAAGCAGGCAAGCCTGCAATTCTTTAGCAGTGACAACTTTAGTTGCTGTCACGGAGATGGGTGGCGCTTGATCCTCCAAAATTGCGATAGTGATGCTCAGTTTTTTCATTCGGCACCTCTAATAGCATGGGGCTTTTTTGTTATTTCAAAATCTTTCAACAACTTAAAACGGAACTGCGGGCCGCGACGATAGGCTGGCTGATGTCCATAATTCTCAGGACGCGAGCGGAATTTTGAATACTTTTCCTCGTAGCCAAAGCGAATCATGGCCTGGCACAGCTCGTCGTCTCGGCTTAGGCATTGCTTGTGTCTGTAGCCCCGCATGAGCCGCAACACGCGGTGACTGCCTTGTTCTTCCTTGGGGATGATAGTGTTGACGTAAGCATCCCAAACAACAACAGACGCCAGCCATGACGCCAAATGCCGCTTCCCCTGCGCCGCCCTGGCAATGCGGCGAGCAAGGGCAAAAGGTGGCTCGGCAAAAGCCACAACTGGCCTTTGCAGAATTTTCCCGTTCTTGTTGATGCGAAGGTTTAAGTCAGGAGTCATGATCTTCGTCGCCACCAAAATATGCCTCGGCCAGCGCCCACAGCGCACCAACCAATCCGGTCAATCCCCCCAAGACAACCGCAAGGCCCAAAGCAAGTAAGATGTAGTCAAGAATTTCGTCCATGAATCCACCGCATAGACGTCAGCAGCCGCTAGTCAACTACTTTTTGTATCAATGTCGGATGCGCGGGTCGCCTTCGGACGGCTCTTCATCCTCATCATCTTCCTCATCCCCTGAGACACTGAAGTTGCTTGCCATGTATTCAGCGGCAAACTGATTGCCTGTCCACAGGCTGATCAGCTTAGTCTTTTGCCCGGGCCGCCTCCCAGGGACAGACGCCAAAATCACAACCGTGTCGGCGTGCTCGGCCAATACTTTAAGATAGCGCAGTGCCAAAGACTCAAGGGGGCACTTGCTCATTTGGCTCGACGCTCCTCAAATGTTAGGATGTGGTTGTTTTTGTGCCGTTCGTAGCGGAAGCGCACCCACCAGCCGCCCAATGGCCGTGCCGCCCTGCCCTTTTCGATATGAAAGCCGTGGCAGTCGTGTTCGTCTTTGTAGGTCCCAAGGCGCAGGAAAAGTTGCTCACGCACCCGGATGTTGCCCAAGCGGTCGCAATAGACGATCTGGTTCTCATCCATATTCCGCCGATGGATATGGCCCGAAAAGTAGATGTCGGCCAGGTATTGGCCACGTGTCCGGCTGTGGTCGATCAGCCCGCGAGTCACCTCCCCGCCTCCGCCGTAGCCGTGGTGGTAGTGGATGTGGACATGATATTCGTTCTTCTGAATCCCCTTCCAGTGCCTAGCAAGTCTGACCACTACATAGCCCCAATAGCTCCCCATCTCCACGCCCAAGCGGTCGCAAAGCCTTTCTGTTAGGTTCGTTTCGTGCCTTTTGAGAATGGATGTTTCGTGATTGCCGGGGCAAATCAGAGCTATGTTGTCTTTGTAGGGTCGATACCATTCCGCCGCAGTCGAGACCAAGCGATCCAGGTAGTTGCATCCTCTATGCTCGGCCCTCAATTGATCCTGCGACGCTCGTTTGTCCCACTTTCCCTGCATAGCGCAAAAGACATCGCCAAACTTCAGGATTGGCGCGCCTAGAGCCTTGGCTTCTTCGTGGTGGCGTTTGAGCAGGTCCAAGCGACAGTGGGCGTTATCCCAGTGCTCATCGGCCTGGAAAAGAACCTCTTGCTCCTCGCCGGCGTGCTCCATGTGAAGGTCTAGCGCATGGACGTTGGGGCCTAGTTTGGTGATGGTCCATTTTTTGTTTTTCATGCAAGACCGTTAGGCAGGAATCCAGCCGTGCGGCAAAACCTGTCTCAGCTCGGCAATCCTCATTCCGGGCAGTTGGATGTGTGGAGTGTCTTTAAATGTTTTCCAGGCGCCGCCCCAATCCAGACCCATCTCAAGCGCGATCTGTCCTGCCTTGGCCATCAATGGACTATCCCACCTGGGCTGACCCACGCCACCTTTTTCGTCAACACCGTCAAACACCACAAAATCAATCGCCACTCCGTAGTTGTGCATTGAGTCACCTGGCGCTGCCTTGGTGACGATTGGCCCGGGCTTAGTCCTACCTTGGGCGTAGATTTCGGCTTGCTCTGCAAATGTCCTTGTGCCGCAGATAATAACGGCTGGGATGCCCGCGTTGCGCACAGCTTGAAGCCACTCGCGAAAGCGCGCTTCGGCGTGCGGCTGCAAGGTTTTCAGATTTCGCTCGGATCGCGCGTCAAAAACCATGCTTGGAGGAGCCGCTTGGCTCGCTTTGTTAAGTGGTGGCTTGGCGGCAACTTCGGGCGGCTTGCTAACAATCGGCAAAGGTCGCTCGCCGGATATGATTTTGCGGAGGATTTTTTTGCGCTCATTGCGTCCCGGCCAGCGATTCATCTTTTATTTCTCCGGTCCGGGGTCTGGCAAGGCATACCAGCCCTCCTGCAACGTGACACGGCCACGCACCCATTTGCCTTGAGCATCACGCACCCACACGGGCGCATTTTTAATTGGCGCAGCCAAACGGACAGGCTCGCCGGGTGGCACGTAAATCGTCCGCGTTGCGCAGCCAGCGAGGGCAAAGCCAGCACAGATGCTCGCTAGAGCAAGCGCAGTCCAGATTTTGATGACGTTGGCAATCGTCATTGCACCTCCTTGATTTTGTTGACAAGCCGCTGGCGCAAGTCAGGATCGCGCTTGCCGTCCTCAACCGTCGGTGTGATGGCCTCACGGATGGCGTCACGCAAGATGTCGCGCAGCACAGGAGCGCACTCCTTGAGCGCGGCACCTAGCAAGGTGCCAAGCCATAAGGCGAGTGCTTCCATGGGTCAGGATTTTTTGCGGGACAGCAAGTGGGCGTTCATCGTGGACCAAACCCACGAAACCGCAAACAAGACAAGGGCAGAGAAAAACTCAACCCCTGCACTGGTCCACGAACCGGCGGCGTCAGCGTTGATCACGCCCTTGGCGACGAGGTAGCCAGCGGCGGCGGTTAGGCCCTGGCGGATGATGCGTTGGATGATGAGGCTCATTTTTGTTTCCTTTTTGTTAGTTGACGAGGTGCAAAAACTTCAATGCGGCAGCAGTTGCCGCAACAATGGCTGGGACTCCGCAAACGAGATAAACACGCTTTTCAAGCTCGTGCAGTCGCTGGTCTCGTTCCGCCGCAATGCGGTCGAGACGCGCCATCAGCTTTTCAAGCCCCTCATTCATATTTTGCTCCAAGTCATGCACCCGCTTGGTGAGTCCGTTGTTCCCGTCGATGCCAATGAGCCTGATCTCAAGCTCTCGCAGCTTGGACGCGACTTCTTCATTTTCTCGTTGTGGGCGCACGGACTCATTCATTGATCTTTGCTTCAATCCCTGCCAGAAGTGCAAGGAAGCCCTCACGGAGTTCGGTGGGCATAGTCTCGGACGAGCGGGAAATTGTGCGTTGCCCCAGCGGACTTTGCACCGTTGCCACGCCAATGACTTCGTGCCGATACGTCGGAAGCACGGGCGGATCGGCTTCGTTATCTCCGGCATCAACCAAAATGGCATTTCGCCGAATGTCGAGAATGATGTTCCCCGCCAATGTCTCACCTTGGGCAAGCTGCCCAACAAACCAGTCCAACGCTGCTTGCCGTATGGCGTTCTGCTCTATGGAAAGGTCGGAAATGGGGATTGCGAGGTTTGCCCGATACTCGCCATCTTGGTAGTAAATGACGGATTCGGATTCTGCGA